CGGGCTGCGAACGCCACTAATAATGACAGAAGCGCCAATAGCAAAGTTATGCCGACTATCCGTAAAGTAAGTAGCCACATTAGATTCAACCTTTACAGCAATAATGGCTGCGTCATTAAAAGTTAGATACGAAAGAATAACATTACTAGCAGCGTCAGCTACTTCTTGAACAACTGAATCTGCGTAAATATCGCCAATGCCTAGAACGTCTTTCAGTTCTTCAATGTCAATAAGTGCCATAATTCTATTCTTTCTTGGTTAGGTGCTGGGGCAGCCACAGGGCAGCAACTGCCCCAGCATTCGTTTTAACCTAAAGGGTTAAGACTGTTGGTAAACGCGTACGCCTAGTGGCTTCTTTACCGCAATTGCACCGTAGCCATAAACAGAAACTTCTAATTGACCTGAGCCAATTACGTTAACCTGAATTTGACGTTGTGCGCTTTCGTACCAAGTAGCAGCTTCTGGATTGACTAGAATCATTCCTTCGTCGCCACCTGTACCCATATGTGGGTCTACGAATAGGTTTGTGCCTAATACGTTGCCAACTAATGAAGTACCGACTGCGAAGCCAGGTGTATTCATTGGAGCAGCAGCGTTGTAAAGCGGACGGTCTGCACTGTCTTGGTATCCCATAATTGCAGCCCAGTTTGTAGTGTTAGCAATTAAGTTACGAGCGAAACCGCCAGAGCCTGCGTAGGCTGCAGCTGATTCAGTCGAGATAAAGGATTGAAGACCGTCAGCGCCTGCAGCTACTGCAGTTGCGTCAGTTCCACCTGAAAGTAATGCAGAGTTTACTGCTACGTCAGTTGCTTTAGCGTAAGCAAGTTGCATTTCGCGTAGTAATTCTTGCAAGAATGCAGGAGAACTTCTGTCAATGAGCTCCCAACTAACCACCGAAGCCCCAGCATATTTGGATACAGAAACCGTCAAATAATTTGAGGTCATCGGTGTACCGAATGGGCTGCCTTCTTCTGCTACTACGCCAACTGTTGGAGCTTGGGTAAGTTTAGGAATTGTAAAGCTCATACCTGAAGCTGGAAGAGCTCCCTGCGAGATTGCGTCAATTGTAGGTCGTCCACCAATTGAAGTCGAGATAAACTCGTTTAAATGTGGTGCGAGTGTAAGACCAGTGTTGGTTGTAGTGCTTTCGTCAGCTGCGCGAACGTAAACGCGGCTTTCGTCTGAACCCATAGCAGCCTTGATTGAGTGCTCTAGGTAAGTAGCACCGTCCACGATTGGTGAACGTGGTGCAGTACGGATAGCAGCAGCCTGAACAGGAGCAGAAGCAATTTGAGTTGCTTCCACTTCTTCGACTACTGCAGTTTCTTTGTTATCTTCCACAGTGTTTTCCTCTGTTTGTTCCTCAGCGACTGCCGCTTCGGAGGTCTGTTCTTCTTCTGTTGCAGCAACTTCAAGAATTTGTGCTGCTTTGAAGGCTGGGTTAGTAACGTGAGCAACGCCAGTTAAAGTTGCGCGGCTCACTTTCATAACGCCTTTTTCAATTGTGTATTCGTCTGCACTAGCTTCGATTGAGAAGGCTGGACGTAGCCCTTCTTGAGCTTCGATAAGTGCGTCAGTTCCCGCAGTCGTCGGCGCAATCTTAAACGCCATTTCGATACCAGCAGGTGTAATCTTTTCTGAACCAGCAACTCCGCGACCTAGTGGACGTGTGCGTTCGTGTTCCATATTCAAAATAACTTCTTCAGCTTTAATAGCGCCGAAGGCTTCTGGGTGGAATTCCACAGCGCCAGCGCTAGTGTTGCCAACTGCACCGAAAGGCACAATTAAGCCGCGAAGTGTTCGGGTTTCTGTATCTGCACCGAATATCTTGCCGTCAAAGTTAATCGCTGTCATTAGCGCTCACTTCCTTCTTCTACTAAGTCGAGCATTCCGCGAGCTGCAGAAATGTCGATTAATCCAAGTTCTAACATCTTGCCCACTACTTCGACCTGCTCCATAGTGTTTCCGCGTAGGTATTCGTCTAGGTCAAAGCGAACTTCTTGAGTAATCGGCGTAATGTCTGGCATAGACAAGCGCTGTTCTATCGGTTTTAGAAGTGTCGGAAGAATTGAGAAGTCAAGTAATGAACGGCGCTCACTTTGTACGTTTGTGTAAGTCATAGAAGCGGCTTCGGCGTTTAAGTACCAAGCTGGGATATTTACCATTCGGGCAATTTCGCTTGCCATTCCCATTCGGTTTTCTGCTAACTGCATTTGAGTAGCGTCGAAGCCTAGAGTCTGGATTTCAAGGTTTCCGGCAAGGTAAGCAGTTGAGCGCTCTTGACGTGCGCGTTTCCAAGCTGCGAGCATAGCCGTAACCTGTGGCTCTGGAAGGTCAACGCCTGAATTCTTTAATACTGTTGTCGGTACTGGCTCGGCTGCCATTCGACCAATAGCCTTTTCAATTTGTAAAGCGCTGTGAATAGTGCGACCACCGCGCGAAAGAATACCTTCGTCAATACCGTTAAACATAATCAGCGAACCAAGCCCAGTCATAGGTACAGGACGACCACGAACGTAGAACTGCTCGATTATTGTGTCAAGTTCGTTTACTGTGTAAGTAACGTCAGTTGGTGGTACTCGACGGGCTTGAGTCGGGCGCTGGTCTTCAGGGCTAACAGCCAAAATCTCCATATAGCCAATTCCAGAAAATAACAAATCTTCAGCTAACCAGCTGAAAGTTACTGAAGGCGGAAGGCTTGGGTCAGGCTGGGTTAGTAAAGGGTTTCCGTAAACTCGTGCGCCTGTTGTTTTGTTGTAAGCGTGAAGCGGAAGACTGCCAACTGTGCCGCACATAATGCCCCGAGCGCGTGCCACTGCTGGCACTTGCATTGCTTCGGCGCGTGTAGCTGTTGAAGGAAAGTCGAAGAAGCTGAAGGTCGAAGCGTAAGGCACTAAAGCCGCTGCTGCGTCAATTTTCTTAGCTACAGGGTTAACTGCAAAAAAATCTAATAAGCCCATAGTCTAATAATGAATTACATAAGTGTAATTTGCAAACTATGCAACACAGGTCAACGTGTCGGGCTGAAGGCTTCCCAACTTACAGCCCAACACATTGATGACCTCAAGGAGATGAGTTATACAACGAATATAGCAGAGTTAGCCTGTGGTTGAGTCGCGTGACCCACCGCCATAACTAAAGCAACTGCCGAACTAATTGGATTAGTCGAAGCCCGTCTAGCAATACGCCAACCGCCGTCGCTGGCAGGTTTACGAGCTGAAGCGCCTAAGTGAGTTCTAAGAATTTCTTGGTTTGGGTGAAGTAATTGTCCGCCTGACATAGCTGCCAAAGTTTGGTCACAGAAGATACTAAAGGCAGTTGAACTCCACGGAGTCGGCGCAACTGCGATACCGGTACGCGCTAACTGTGGCGCTAAGAATCCTGCCGTGTTTGGGTCATAGGCTAAGACTCTAGGCTTGAAGCGTCTAGCAAGTGTTGCTATTTCAGAAGCTAGTTCGATATTTGAAAGCCCTGTCCATTCGTGAACGAAGCAGGCAAGTTTTTCATCTGCTCGTTGTTGAACTGTTACTAAATAAGCCTTATCACGATTAAACGATAAGTCCATAGCCATAAACGTAGGCAAGTCGTCTTCCATTTGTACAGCAGCTTCGCCAGCATTCCAGATATCCATTGGGAAGGGAGAGTCAATTGCGTTAATCCAGATACTAAGGCTTTCAGTTCTAAAAGCGTCTGGGTTGTCGAATTTGGCAGAGTCTTCTAAATTCTCGAGTTGGATAGTGTGACCAAGTGCTGGGTTAGCCATTTTCCAATTTTCAATATCGTTAATATCATCAGTCGCCGCGCTCCATTCATACCAGCCCAAGCGGTCAGACTGAAAGGTTAAGGCACGTTGACGCAGCTCATTTAGAACTGTGCTTGAGTCGTCGCCAGCGTTTGAAGTAATCCAAGTCTGGGCATTTGGTCTAGCTCGGGTTAAAGGTGTCGCAGCTTGCCACGTTGTTTGGTTAATCTCTCGAAGTTCGTCTATCCATAAAAGGTCAGCTGTCGAGCCACGCGGACTCTCGGAGTTAGCAGCTTTAATTGCGTATTTGCGAATCCTGTCGCATTTCTCACCACAGGCTTTCGGGTAATGGTGGCAGTATATCTCTAATTCTTCTTGCCCGTTAGTACGGCTTACCCGTTTAATCCTTTTGCGCGTCCAGTCTGTACCTTCAGCCATATCGACCACTTGTCGAAATGTATCCAGCGAAAGCATTCGGCTCTGGGATATAGCAATTATGTTTTTCTCACCAAATACATAAAGCCCCCCAAGGATACGCATTCTAAGCGCGTGAGTCTTGCCATTCTGCCGAGCCATAATTGCCCCGACAGTAGACCTAGCCCATTTGCCGTTTTTCATAACGAGAGCTTCGTCCATTAAGAATTTTTGGTGTGGAAGTAATGGCACTCCCAAGTCAATGGCTAAATCAGCTACTACTTGCCCCGCGCTTGGCAGGTTTAGGCTTGGCGACATCAGGCGTGGCTTTGAGTAACCGTAAATAGTTTCCGAGGTGTTCGCTTCCGTCATTTTCTTCTTCCTGTTTGCCCTGTGTGCGTGTTTCCACCGTTAGATGAAGCTGCTGAAGAATAGCTGTTAATCTTTGCGCCAAAGCTGGCACTTCTCTTAATTCTCCAGTATCAAAACTAACATCTAAAGCAGTTGCAAGCCGAATTGCTAAAGCCACAGCTGCGGAGTCGCTTTCGGATATCCAGTTAGACCTGCTAAGTGCCGAATTCAAATTCCCTGCAATACTCACCGGCGGAGTTCCTTTAATTTCGAGCGTCATTGGGACTCTTTTCTTTTCTTTGGGAAATTGGAGGCTCGACCGTAAGTCTTGGGGAGAGATAGGCAGAGGACAGGGTCGTGGGTGGCGGAGCGTTATAAAAAAACCCATTGTCTGTTGATTTTTTCTTGGTTAATCGTTTAGAGTTATAAGCTGACGTCTTAGCCCTATGGCAGGCAGTACACAAAGGCTGCAAGTTCTCTAGGTCATCTGTACCACCAGCGTCTAATTCAACTATGTGGTCAACTTCAGTGGCAGTATCACCACACTTAACACAGGCATTCCCCATTGTTCTAAATACCACCCCCCGTGTTTTACGCCACTCGGTTGAAGTTCCGCCCTGTCTCATACCCGCCCCTTCAATATGTTGTAAGCCCTAAGCATT